CGACATCCAATGGCGTGTTCTTGATTCGCAGTTCTTCGGAGTCCCCCAACGACGCCGTCGAGTCTTCATTATCGCAAGTCTTGGAAGCGGAAGTTTCCCCGAAGTACTCATTGAGCGCGAAAGCAGCCGAGGGGATCATCCGGCGAGCGGAGCGTCGCGGGAAAACATTACCGGAGCCACTAAAGAAAGCTCTTCAGTCAGTGGTGGAATCCTCGGTAGCGAGCTGATTGGAACTCTCCAGGCACGGGATTACAAAGGTGTTGGAAATCAGTACGTCCAGGAAAACAAGCTGGTAGTTGAAACCAGCTAAGTGGAGGTAAAAATTCTATGCCAAGCTGGTATGTGAAAACTATTCGCAGCGGAGCTCGAGCTGCGGATGGCTCTCTTCCGGCGGATGTTTGGACTGAAGGAGTCGTACACCCAACATTAAATGTGTTTGATGTTGGGGACACACGAGCTGTAGTAATAGTTGTTGAGGATGAAATGCCGGTCTATCCAATAGATACTCGGAATGCTTTGCGTGACCCGGACAAGAAAGATGCTGTAAATAGGCAAGGTCTTGGCGTTGGTGCAGCTGGAGATCCTTCACCAACTTTAACTAGTTTATTTACACCAGCTGTAGCTATTGCGGAAGATGAGGAAATGCCAGCTTACCCGATTCAAGGAACAGTAATTGGTCGCAAAGACACTGCCGGACCACAAGGAAAAGGTCATGGGGAAGCAGATGACCCAATGTACACGCTTGACACAACAGGAGGTCACGCTGTGGCTATGACAGAAGATGATGGAACAATTGTGTTTCACCCACACAGAACAGACGGATTCCGTATCCAAGGCGACACAGTCAATACGCTTACGGCCTTTATGGGTACGGGGGGATTAAATACACCAATGGTTTCGACTACAATGCCAACATTAACAGCAGCTAACAACCCTTCTAGATCTCCACAATCTAGTGAGGTGACAGCACAAGTTACAGCAGTAAACAGTGCTACTGGAAAAGTTAGGCGCATTACTCCGATTGAATGTGAAAGGCTGCAGGGGTTCCCTGATGGCTGGACTGCGGTAGACGAAAAGACAGCTGACTCCCATAGATATAAGCAAATGGGTAATGCCGTAACAGTTAATGTATTGGCCTGGGTGGGCTCAAGACTTTAATGAAAACCACTACCCGTGATGTTTGCGGTCCACTTACTGCTTCAGGTATGTCTCGCGCTAGAGGAACAGAAACAGTTGAGTCTCACCACTACGCTCTTGAAAATCTAAATGTTCGCCGCTTAACTCCAACCGAGTGTGAACGTTTGCAAGGATTTCCTGATGGCTGGACTGCGGGACAAGTGGATTCAGCTAGGTATAAACAAATGGGAAACGCTGTGACAGTTAATGTTTTAGTTTGGATTGGCTCGCGTGTCTGAAGTATTTCCAACAATTATTGCCGGGTTATCACACAGGGGCGGAACAACTCAGGACGTTTATGTTTTCTCGTTAATAAAAGTTCTTGGACAAGTTCGTAGAATAACTCCGCCAGAATGTGAAGTGCTACAAGGATTCCCGAGGGACTGGACAGATCAGCACTCAGATACGATTCGCTATCATCAAATAGGTAATGCGGTAACAGTAAATGTAAGCAGCTGGATTGGGTCGCGGCTTTGATTAAGATTTTTTACCCCGAAGGTGTAATTGGGACTATCACTACAGCTTTCGGTGCAAAGAACTATTCAAATCACCAGGAGCTAATGGAAGGAAGTGTCGTGGTTTACGAAGTTAATCCGGAGCTAGCAGCTCTGCCGATCCAGGATGGGAGAGCCATGGTAAAAAAACAGAACGGACTTGGCCTGGGAGAAGCTGGTGATCCCAGCTACACGCTCGATTCGGTTGGTGGACAGTCAGTAGCTACCTGGTGGGATGGCGGACAGATTAGTCAGACGCTAGACGCTGTACTTGCTAAAGGTCAGACTATGCCGGAAAAGAATAGATTCCCTGCGGTTATTCAAGAAAGCCGCGTTAGAAGATTAACGCCTCGTGAGTGCGAGCGACTTCAAGGATTCCCAGACGACTGGACTGATTGCGGTTCTGATTCAGCTCGCTACAAGCAAATGGGTAACGCTGTCACTACCAACGTGGTTGCTTGGATAGGCAAAAGAATACCCCCCGTCTAATGACGAGGGGTTCTTTGGTTTTGATTAGACAGGCATTGCGGTAATCGCGTAAGTGTCTAAACGATCACGGAAATCTTTCCCGTGTATTTGGTAACCAATCTCGATGCCTTGGTCAATAATAATGTTTGACGTTTCTTCATCTAGATGGTTGATGTTGCTCTCAACAAGAACATCTGCTTCACCGTTGTTTCCAACGAAAGATACTTTGTAAGTATTCATACGGCTGGTTGTTTCTCCTTTCTTCTAGTTGTTAGAAGCATACAATACTTCTATGACAAAACTTCAATAAAGACTAATCGGTGGTTGCCTAATTGGTAGCCTTCCAAGAGTATTCCATCTACCCTAAAACCTGTTGAACGAGCGTTGTATCCATAACCTGTTCCAAACAGTTCCGTGACTACTGCGGTTTTGAATTGCTCTGGTTCTTCCTTAGCATCAACAACTAGTTCACCGTTTAGATCAAAAACTACTTTGTCGTTTATCTTTAAGAAATTAGCTCTGATTTGCTTTAACACTTTGTTTCTCCCTTTTCATTAAAGCGGTTATTCCAATAACTAAAGATTACAATACTTCTATGACAAAAGCAAGTCGGGTTTATAACGATTTGGTAACGAAACATAATCCTTGCGGTTATTATCTTTTTAGGCCCGATTTGACAATGGCAACCTCTAGTGTTACCCTTAAAGTAATCCTTAAGAGAGGGAGAACATAATGACAAAAAACACAACTACGAAAACTAAACAAACAACTGGCGGCATTGAAGCTCCTGACTACTCGGATTTCATTGACGGTATGCCTTTATGGAGTAACGTCCTTGACGGACTCTGGGTAGGCGGAACAGACGATAACGACACTCTGGGCACTCATCGAGCCTGGAGCGGTAGACAAGCCTTCATTACGCCTGAGTTCTTTGACACGGTAGTAACTATGTACCAGTACGCCAATCCTGTGGACTGGTTAGTAAAGGAATACCGCTACTGCATCTATGACTCAGACGTTAGCCATTTTGACTGGAGCAAATTATTTGATACAGCCAAATTTGCACACAAGGAGTGGAAGAGTGGAAAGCGCGTGTTGATCCGTTGCCAAGCTGGACTCAACCGTTCCGGACTTGTTACGGCTCTTGTGCTTATCCGTGAAGGTTATTCTCCTGAAGAAGCAATTGCTTTAATCAGGGAAAAGCGAAGTTCTATGTCTCTATTCAACAAGCAGTTCGTACAGTTCCTTAAGACAATTGACGTTGAGATGTGGCGCGGAGATGTCTTTATTGACACCAGCGTGTCGGACATTGACATTAACTAAGAAAGTGTGTTACCTTTAGAAAGTCGCAAGGGCGACAAAACAAAAGGAGAAACAATGAACCTCACAAAGCGTGGAGTTATAGTACGAAACATTTCTATCGTTCTACTAGTTCTTGTAGCGTTTGTAGTGGCTGAAAGAGTAACCACACCAGATGCTTGCAAGGTAGACGTTAATCAAATGTCGCAAGGTTGCAAGGACTTGCTCTACCCATAAGGGTAGGGCTTGTCCTATTTAAGGAGAAAAATGATAGACGAATACGTACGCCGTAATGGAGTAATCGTTATTTGCCCAAGCTGCAAGGACGAGCTTCACGTTGGAAACATTAACGCAAACGATCTTAGTCGGTGCGGTAATTGCTTAGACGAAATTGAAAACTGCAAATACTGCCAGGATAGTAAGGGCACAATGCACCCAAACCACTTCGCCAGTTCTCGGTGCGAAAGCGGAAGACGCAACCACTGCACATGCGATACTTGCTTCTAGGAGAAAAATGAATAACATCAACATTGTTTGGACAGCTGTCCTTTCAGCTGTCTGCGGTATTGGCTGCATAGCAGCTGCACTTGCACACAACACAGACCTAGTGATTGCCTTTGGCCTTGTTTCAGTTTCGGCTGCTCTTCTGGCCGGGCGCGAGCTCTAAGGTAAAAATTTACTGAACTAGGCTGCTGATCCCTAAATTATAATTAGATTCAACAGTCCTAGAAGAAACAGGTAGACACACATGCCAGAAGAATCCACCCCTGCAGAAGAACTAATTGAAGTTGCAGAAGTCTTAGAAGAGCTAGAAGCTGAGGCGGAATTAGCTGTCCAGGCTGAAGAGGCTGCGGCTGAAGAAGAAATTGCAGCAGTTGTGCCGGAGGCTGCAGCTGCACCGCGAGGTAAAAAATCTAAAGCTGCATCGGAAGCTGCGGTAGAAGTTGAGGCAGCTGAGCCGCAAGAAGTTGTTGAAGTTGTTGTACCAACGCCACCAGCTGCATCAGCTGCGGTAGCTCCAGCTGCATCACGCGGAGGAATGTCGATCTCAATTCGCAACAGGCGATAACAACT